TCAAAAGATAGTGGAAAGCTGATGATTTCTGTTCTGTCTGCGGTGGCAGAGATTGAACGGGAGAATATCCTTGTTCAGACAATGGAAGGACGAAAGCAGAAAGTCAGGGAAGGAAAATGGAACGGTGGATTTGCTCCATATGGCTATGAATTGGTAAATGGAGAATTGCAGATTGCAGAGGATGAAGCAGAGATTATTCGTCTGATCTATGACAAATTTATTCATACTAATATGGGAATCTCTGCGATTGCTGCATGGCTGAACCAGCATGGATATAAAAAGAAAAAGCGACAAAATAACACACTGGACGCATTTGCTTCTTCCTTTATAAAAGGCGTTCTGGATAATCCGGTATACTGCGGAAAGTTGGCTTATGGACGAAGGAAGAACGAGAAAGTTTCTGGAACAAGAAATGAATATCGCATTGTAAAACAGGAAAATTATATGCTGCACGATGGTATCCACGAAGGGATTATTTCAGAAACAGATTGGGAGCTGGCACATCAAAAACGGGAAAAAACAGGTGTGAAATATGAAAAGACGCATAGTCTGGATTATGAGCATATCTTATCTGGAATATTGAGATGTCCGTTATGTGGAAGCGGTATGTATGGGAACGTGAACCGAAAGAAAAAGAAAGACGGAACCTTATATAAGGATTATTTCTATTATGCCTGTAAACATCGTCGTCTGGTAGACGGTCATAAATGTGGATATCGTAAACAATGGAGTGAGGAGAAGATTAACAATGCAGTGGAAGAAGTTATTCGGAAGCTGGTGAAGAATCCGAAATTTGAAGAAGCAATTCTGAATAAAATCGGTTCAAGAATAGATACAGAAGAAATAGAAAAAGAGGTTGAAAGATTGGAAAAGCAGCACAAGCAGTTGACCGGAGCAAAAGCAAGACTTGGACAGCAGATGGATAGTCTGGATATCATGGATAAATTTTATGAAAAGAAATATCAGGATATGGAGACACGCTTATATCGTCTATATGATGAAATTGAAGGCGTGGAGAACAGTATAGAAGAAGTCAAGAATCGCCTGCTGAATATCCGGCAACAGAAAATATCAGAAGAAAACGTCTATCAATTTCTTTTATATTTTGATAAACTATATGATAAGTTCACCGACCTGGAGAAGAAAGAATTTCTTAACAGCTTTGTAGAACAGGTGGACATTTACGAGCAGGAGCAGCCAGATGGCAGATTCCTGAAGCACATAAAGTTCCGTTTTCCGGTGTATTTTGGAGACAGGGAGACACAGGAACTTTGTTGGGACAACGAAAGCACCGTTGAGACTGTGTGCCTCTTGAGCAACCGAAAACCAGATACCACGGTAAAACTCAGCGTGGATATGGATGATTACTACCGTATTAAAGATGGTAAAGAGCCTAAATAAAACCGAATAATACACTGAAACAAAGCAAGACAGAAGCTGTTGATGCGTTAGAAGATAACGTGTCAGCGGCTTTTTCTTTTTATCTAAAAATCTATTAGTCAAGTCTGAAAGGAGTCAATTCTATGGCAAAGAAAAACGTAAGAAATATTAAGGTTTGTGGACAGAGCGGTTATAAATATGAGACAGTTCCGGCGATTACATTAAAAGGAAAATGGCTGGAAGAGTTGGGATTTCATCTTGGGGATTATGTGCAGGTGAAATGTGAAAATGGTCAGCTGATTATCACGCCGGATGTGAATAAAGCACAGGAGCAGGAAGCAAAAAAAGCATTTATGGATGAGGAGATTAAGAAACTGAAAATCAGATACCAGAATGAAAAGGAAGAAATTACTGCAAAATATGTGGCAGAGCAGAGTGCAGGCTGTTATGGAAAGAAAGCGAAAGTGAATACGAACGTTACAGGGCGTTCTGCGGATGATCTGCGTGAACGCTTAAATTTTATTAAAAAATATATCTGAGGAGGATACGGATTATGACGATTCAGGAATTAATGGAGAAGAGAGCTAAGGTATGGGAAGCAGCAAAGAATTTTGTGGATACCCATGAGAATGAAAACGGGGTGCTGTCTGCGGAGGACAGTGCTGCCTATGAGAGGATGGAAGCGGAGATTGAGGATCTGACAAAGGCGATTGACCGCCACCGCAAGGCTAAGGAAATGGAAAAGAACCTGAACCAGCCGGTAAACCAGCCGCTGACCGGGAAGCCTTATGCAGGCGGCCAGGGTGAGCCAAAGACAGGACGTGCTTCTGATGAATACCGCAGGGCAATGCTGAATGCACTGAGAAGCAACTTACGTCAGGTTTCCAATACACTTCAGGAGGGCGTGGATGCCGATGGCGGTTATCTGGTTCCGGAAGAGTATGACAGAAGACTGGTTGATGTTCTGAATGAAGAGAATATCATGCGCCGTCTTGCCACAAGAATCGTGACTTCCGGGGAGCATAAGATCAATATTGCGGCCACCAAGCCGGCGGCAAGCTGGATTGAGGAAGGCGGGGCGCTGACTTTCGGGGATGCGACTTTTGACCAGAAGATCCTGGATGCACATAAGCTTCATGTGGCGATTAAGGTAACGGAGGAACTGCTTTATGACAATGCCTTTAATCTGGAAAATTACATTATTGTCCAGTTTGGAAAAGCACTTGCCAATGCGGAAGAGGATGCCTTCCTGAACGGAAACGGAACAGGGAAGCCGACCGGTATTTTTGACGGAACAGGCGGCGGACATCTGCTGAATACGCTGGCTGCAGCTTTGAAATCAGATGACATGCTGGATCTGGTGTATGGCCTGAAACGTCCGTACCGTAAAAATGCATCCTTTATCATGAATGATGCAACACTGCCTTCCCTTAGAAAGCTGAAGGACAATAACGGTGCTTATATCTGGCAGCCGGCTTATCAGGCAGGAGAACCGGACAGGATTCTGGGATATAAGGTGGAGACTTCTGCCTATGCACCGAAGGACGGTATCGCTTTTGGGGATTACAGTTATTACAACATTGGTGACCGTGGAAACAGATCCTTTAAGCAGCTGAATGAACTGTTTGCAGGCAACGGAATGATCGGTTTTGTTGCAAAGGAACGTGTGGACGGAAAACTGGTTCTTCCGGAAGCTGTGCAGATCATGAAACTGAAAGCTGACTAATAGAAAAACATGGGAACTGGCAGGAAAAAGCAGACCTGCCAGTTCTGCTTTTGAGGTGATGCAGTTGGTTGTGACAGTAAAGGAAATGAAGAATTACCTGCGGGTGGATTTTGACGATGATGATGTGCTGCTTTCTGATCTGATCGAACAGGGGCAGCAGATCTGCATGGACGTGGCAAGGATCACGGATGAGGATGAGTTTGAAGATCTGCAGGGGACGAAGATTGCCGTGCAGTATGCGGCTGCCTATCTGTATGAACACAGGGAGGAAGCGGATCACCATCAGCTGGTGATGGATCTGCGGTGCCTGCTGTTTGGAGTGAGGAAACCGGGGTTCTGAGGTGGTTGTTTTGAATATTGCATTGATGAATGAAAAGGTGATTTTTCAGAAGTGTTCTGTTGTGAAGGACGGGATCGGGAATCACAGGAATGAGTGGACAGAGGATTACAGCTGTTTTGCGACAATAGGCGGTGAGGGGCTTGCCAGTTCCAGGGAAGCGGAAACTGCAGGGACTGTGGTGGAGGATGTGGGAATGACTGTGACTGTGCGGTACTGTAAAAAGACTGCAGGTATCCGGTCTGTTACCCACAGGATTCTGTTTCGTGATCAGGTGTACGACATTGTGAGTGTGGACCATCTGAATTATAAGAAGAAGTGTCTGAAATTCACATGCAGGAAGGTCCGGAGGTGAGAGCATGGCAGGGGACAGGTGTACAGTCAGCCAGATGGCAGATGTGATCATGGAAGGGCTGGAAGAGTATGCACAGCTTGCGGCGGATGATATGAAAAAGGCGGTAAAGAAGGCAGGGACACAGGCAAGGAAGGATATACAGGAGAATGCCCCCGTGAAGACTGGTGCCTACGCAAAGAGCTGGGCGGCGAAGACCACGAAGGAAACTGCAAATGCAATGGAGATCGTGGTGTATTTCAGAAACAGGTACCAGCTGGCCCATCTGCTGGAGTTCGGCCATGCGCTGAGAAAAGGCGGCAGGACAAGGGCATTTCCCCATATTGCACCTGCGGAGGAACGGGCTGCGCAGACTCTGGAACGGGAAATGGAGAAGGCACTGAGGTGATGGCGGGAGGTGAAAGCATATGACACTGGAAGAACTGGCAGGGATGCTGGAAAAGACTGGTTTTCCTTTTGCTTATGACCATTTTGCGGAAGGGGAAAGCCCAGATCCGCCGTTTATCTGCTATCTGCTTCCTGGCAGTGATAATTTTTCGGCAGACGGGCGGGTATATTTCCGGATCAGTGAAGTGAGGATAGAACTTTACACGGACCGGAAGGATCCCGGGGCAGAAGCTCTGGTGGAAACAGTTCTGGATGATGCCGGGATTTTTTATAATAAGTCGGAGGTCTGGATCCAGAGCGAAAAGCTGTATGAGGTACTGTACAGTATGGAACTGTAATGATTTGTTAAATGATGGAGGGATAATATGTCTGATAAGAATAACAAGGTAAAGTATAACCTGAAAAATGCGCATTACGCATTACTGACGATCGGGGAGGACGGGGCGGTGTCCTATGCAGCACCGGTGCCGCTTCCGGGATCCGTATCACTGTCCCTGGATGCCAACGGGGAGCCGGAGAATTTTTATGCGGACGGTATTGCGTATTATGTGATCAACAACAATATGGGTTATGACGGTGATCTGGAGCTTGCATTGATTCCGGAGAGTTTCAGGACAGATGTGCTGAGGGAAAAGCTGGATGCCAAGGGTGTTCTGATTGAAAACTCGGATGCAGAACTGGCACTGTTTGCCCTGCTTTTTGAGTTTGACGGGGATGTGCGCCATATCCGCCACGTGATGTATAACTGTTCGGCTTCCCGTCCGAAGATTGAGGGCAAGACCAACGAGGAGAAGAAGGAAGTGCAGACGGAAACGCTGACTGTCAAGGCTACGCCGCTGTCGGATGGAAAGGTGAAGGCGAAGACAGGAGATACTACGGATACAACTGTTTATGCAGACTGGTACAAGGCGGTGTATCTGCCGGCTGCGGATCCGGCTTCTTTGCAGGCTGATAATGGTGGAAAGTCTGTTGTGGATGCTACAGGAAATGGAAAAGCACTGAGCTGAGGAGATTCAGATATGAGCATGATGAAGAAGATTGAGATTGACGGGAAGGCGGTTGCTTTTAAGGCATCGGCCGCCATTCCGCGTATTTACAGGATTAAGTTCCAGAGGGATATCTACAAGGATTTATCTGTTCTGGAAAAGAGTATCGGGGATGGGGATCCGGAAAAGTCCTCACTGGATCTGTTTTCCCTTGAGATGTTTGAGAACATTGCTTATGTGATGGCGAAACATGCGGATCCATCCATTCCGGATAATCCGGAGGACTGGCTGGATGAGTTCAACACGTTCAGTATTTACCAGGTTCTGCCGAAGCTGATCGAGCTGTGGGGAATGAACATCAGGACGGATGTGGAGGCTAAAAAAACTTCATGCAACAGACCGTGAAATGACAACTCCCCTGTTTCTTCTCCGGTGTGTGCAGCTGGGGATTTCCATCCGGGATCTGGATCTGCTGACTATCGGGATGGTGAATGATATGTTTGTGGAAAGCAGGAATGATGAGTATAAAGGATGGAGACAGGTTGCCACACAGGAGGATTTTGACAGGTTCTGATCTGATGATTATAGGTGACAGGATGCCTGGAAAAAGGTATAATGGTTTTATCAAATCGGAATTTGTGGAGAGATTTCCTGAACTTTCCTTATTTTTCAAGGCTTACAGCCTCTTAGATAGTGAAATGATATGTATTTTCCCTTATTTTTGC